GCTTAATCAAGAGACTTTATTCGGCACTCCGGGACTCACTCAGGTTGCCAGTGGAAGTTTGCTAGATAGTTGTCGTGGTGCTCACGAGATGAATGGTGTGCCTTACTTTGTAATAGGCGGTCACTTGTACAGCATGGCAGCAGATTACACTCTGTCCTCTCGTGGCGTTATAGCAGGAACCGGAAGGGTCTCAATGGCTGATAATGGCACTCAGATGTTGGTTTTGGTGCCGGGTGGCAGTGGATATATCTACACTCACGCCAATACAACACTAACGCAGATCACAGATTCTGACTTTACAGCTAACGGTAATCCTCAACAGGTAGTGTTTATTGATGGATTCTTTTGCCTTACGACTGATTCAAAGAAGTTTATTATCTCTGCATTGAACAATGGACTAGCCTATAACGCGCTAGACTTTGGTACTGCTGAATCAGACCCGGATGAGATTGTTGCTCCTATCGTATTTAAAAACCAATTATTTATCGGTGGTTCGCAGACGATCGAAGCATTTCAGAACCTTGGCGGTGCTGACTTCCCATTTCAAAGAACAGGGCTATTTTTAAGCAAGGGAATATCTGCCGCATTTAGTATTCAGTCTATTGAGGATACATTTATTTACATTGGTGCTGGTGCTAACGAGTCACCTGCGATCTGGGCATTGAATGGTAATAGTGTTGCAAAGATATCCACTACCGCAATTGATAATCAGCTAAGTGATTTAACTCAGACCCAAATATCGGAAATCTACTCATGGGCATACGCCCAGAAGGGAGCATACTTTGTAGGCTTCGCACTGCCCGGTAGCACGTTTGTTTACGATACCATTAGTAAGAGGTGGCATGAGCGCAAATCGGTCGTAGAGGGCTCTCTAGGAGGCTACAGGGTCAATGCGCTGGTTAGGGCATACAATCAGATATGGGCTGGTGATTCTATTGATGGTCGTATAGGTAACTTGGACCCGGATGTCTATACAGAATACGGCACTGAGATACTGAGGACCGTAGTCACACAGCCATTCCAGAACAATATGGAATCGTTTGTGGTCCCAGACATAGAGATGACTGTTGAAAGTGGTGTAGGTGACGCAAATACACCGGATCCTCAGATTGGCATGGCTCGAAGCATTAACGGAAAAACATGGTCCGATACTCGGTTTAGAAGTATTGGTAAGATAGGCGAGTACAGACACAGACCTATCTGGAGACGGAACGGAAGGGCTAGTCGGTTTGAGTTGTTTAGGTTTACGGTCAGTGACCCAGTAAAGCCAGTATTAATACAATTAACTGGTAACATACAGGCTACAGCATGAGTTATAAGCTAAATCAAGGACAGCCTATAGTCGATGCCGATGGTACAATGGCACAACCGTTCAGACAGTTTACGCAAGAAGCTGCTTTAAGTATTCCGATAGTTGGAACAGGTAGCCCGGAAGGAGTAGTAGAAGCCAGACAATTTAGTTTATACCTAGACTCCAGTGGTGGAGCCGGGTCCATACAATACAGAAAAATGCAGCCTGAGATCGGTGGAGATCGCTCACAGGGCTGGATAGCGGTTTAGGAGAAAGGTATGTCTTTCGAGTTAATGATGGCCGGAGCGCAAATAGGTTCTGATTTATATGGCATAAAAAGCCAAAAGAAAATGACTGCTCAGCAAGAAAAGCAGCGCAAAGTGACAGAGAATCTTATCCGTGACTTTGGGCTTGCTGGCATTGAGGCTATTACTCCAAGCTATCAACAAGCACAGAATATAAGACAGCAAGCACTAGATCAGACGCTAGGACTGCAAGGTGAAACATTTGCTCCTCAAATGGAAGCTATGAGGCGTGGTGATTACATGGCTCAACAGGCGGCTCTAGCAGGGCTTATGGGGCAAAGAAACGCATTGTTAGGCGATCCTATTAACTATGGTGCTTTACAGCCTCAGAGCGTCCCTGTGAACTACTCAGAGCTATCTGGGCTTACTGATCCACAAAGCCTACAGTTTCAGCAGATGCAGGTGCCTCAGTACACTAAGGGTGCAGAGCTAGGACTTACGCCTATTAATCCAGACGCTTACCTCGCAGCTAACCCGGATGTTTTAGCTGATTACGAAGCTAATAAAGACACTTTAGCTATTGGAGGAGACCCTACTTTAGCAACTAAACAAGGATTTGCTCTTAGGCATTTTGATCAGTACGGTAGGGCTGAGAATCGCCCAATGAACATACAGCAAGCTGCTGCCAGACAGACTACTACAACAGGACAGGCTACTGCCGCTGCTGGTTTTAGTCCAGCACAAGTTCAAAACATTTTTAACGCAATGGGTGGGGAGCAAGCATAATGGCCTTACAAGACTTACAAAGTATCCCATTCAAAACAGATCCTTCAAAGTACACTCCTGAAGAGGTCCAAACTGTTACGGATTTACTCAACTCTGGAACGGTAAATGTTGGAGAAGTTGCTCAATATTTTAATGTTCCTAAGTCTATTGTTATTAGTAATCTTGCAGGTATAGAGCCTAAGAGTGAATATACAGAACAAGAAGTCAGGAAGGTTGAGAAACTGATTAATTTAGGTGTAGCAAGCACTGGAGACATTGCTGCTCACTTTGATGTCGCTCCTTCTGTAGTAGAGCAGAATCTAGCGGCAGACTTTGATTATACTCAGGCTCAAATAGCTGAGGCTCAGGCAGGTATGCCAATTACTGATATCCCTGTAGAGAATATTCCTGCTGACGGTAGCTATACAATTCAAGAAGTTGATTCTGTTGCTAACGCAATAAGTTCTGGGGCTATGAGTGAAGCTGATGTTGCTAAACAGTTTGGTGTCACAGAGCAACAAGTTAAAGATGAGATGGGACGTAGGGCTGAGGTAGCTGCTGGTCAAGTGCCTACAATAGCCGATCCTTATGCTGGTCAAGCCTTACCTGATATGACTACTGCGCTAGGTGGCACTGTACAACAAGCACCAGTTCAAGCTGTCACCCAACCTGTCGCTCAACCTGCGGCGCTTCCTGCTGCTCAACCTGCCGCTACTGCCGCTGCTCAACCTGTTGCTGCTCAACCTATGGGTGGATTTCAGGGTCAGTTACCTGCATTCGCAACGACTAATTACAGTACCGGAGCGGAGATACCTACTGGGTTACGTGGTTCAGAGATGGCAAGAAAGGCTGGTGCTCAGGGTGCCATTGGTATGCTTAATCAGCTAAACGTAGCATCGAGGCAAGATGTTAATCCTTATGCTCAGGCTGGTCTTAACGCACTACAACAACAACAGGCATTGTCTGGGGCTCTAGGCCAAGAAGCGTTTGATGCGGCTTATCAAGCAAGCCCACAGATGCAGTTTCTTAGGGAGCAGGGAGAGCAAGCTGCACTACGAACAGCGGCTGCAAGAGGTGGTGCTGGTGGTGGTAATGTAATGAAAGAGCTTGCTAGATTTAACACTGGCCTAGCTTCCGGGGACTTACAGAATCAAATAGCTAATCTCAATGCGTTGACCGGGCGTGGACTTACTGCCGCACAACAGCAAGGCTCTTACAATATGCAGACAGGACTACCTGCTGCACAAGCCATATCAAACTTAGGACAAAACCTAGCACTAGGAAGGACTAGGGTCGGTGAGCAGTTAGCCAATCAATACGGATCGGCTGCTACGGATCTAGGAAATATCTACGCAGGTCAGGGTCAGGACGTAGCTAATATGATAGGCGGTCAGACAAGTAATATAGTCAACCAAGTCAATCAAGCTGCATTAAATGAGGCTAGGGCACAGCAAGGATTTGGAGCTTCAATGCAGGGCTCTGCTCAAAACATCGGAGGGGCTTTGGCTGGATTAGCACCTGTTCCTATAAATGTTCCTAACTATGGTGCAGTGGTATCTAACGCACTTAGTGCTTATGGAACAGCTAAAAACATGGGTCAGCAACAACAACAGCCACAAGCGCAAAGAATGGATCTTACGTCAATGTTACCGCCCACTCCTTTAAATACTCAACAGAATTTTTATAATTTTGATCCACGGACTAACCAGCAATTTAATCCTTATACAAATGTTGTCACGTAACAGGAGCTTTT